TCACCCTATCCAAAATTCAGCACCATTTGGGAACACCAAGTGTCCTTCTGTATTGTATATGGTTATGTCTTTCGTACCGTCAAATGCTACGCCGTTTATTGTGCGGGCGGTTTCTAGTTTCGTAGCGGTATTTGCATTACCTAACCACTTCGCAACACCGACATTTGTTATTCGCGCAAATTCAAAGGCATTATGTGAAAGGATTGCTGTTTCACTGTCGTTAGTAGTTATTGATGTAGACGCAGTAGCATTGCCAATTCTGAAATAGTGTCCAGCGTTTTCTGTCGCAATATAGTTTAACGCCCCTGTTGTGCTAGATATAATATTCGCTTGTACTGTTGCTGATTGGGGTTTGTTGCCTAAAATAATTTGTCCTTGACTGCCTGCTGTTGTGCCACTTGATACAGCAATGTTTGCTCTGAAAGTATTTAAAGCTGTAAAAACATTAGCACCTTGCTCTATAGCCTCTTTCGTCTTTAACGGCGTCATTGCTTTAGTATCAACTACACCAGCAATAGCTTCATCTGTTGTCGCTATACCAGTAATGCCAGCTAAACCTTCTAAGCTGTCAGCAATACCCTGCGCTCTATCTGCCTGTCTTGTAGCTATAGTTGCTGAAGATGCTGCTGATTCAGCACTGCTTTCTGCACTTGTCTTACTCGCAGAAGCTGAATTTGCTGATGCTGCAGCTAACGTTTTAGATTCTAATGCAGATTCAGCACTACTAGAAGCCGCACTAGCGGAATCTGAAGCACTTTTTTTACTATTTTCTGCAGCAGTTTCAGCAGCCTTAGCATTTTCTTCACTTTTTGCAGATTTGGTTTCACTAGCTTTCGCATTATTCTCACTTGTTAATGCTGCATTTTTACTTGCTAATGCTGCATCAGCACTGCTAGAAGCTGATTCTGCCGAAGCCTGGGCTGTTTCCGCACTGGCAGCAGCAGACGACTGTGATGCAGCCGCAGCATTTTTACTTGCTAATGCTGATTCAGCCGAAGAAACAGCTACACTTTTTGCGTTTTCTGCGGCAGCCACTTTTTCATCAAGTAACGTTTGAACGTTATTAACAGCATCTTCTGCCGCAGTAGCCGCAGCTTTAACAGCGGTATTTTTAGCAGCAACAGCTTCGTCCTTTATTTCCGTAGTCTCATTTACTGCAGCATTTTTTATAGCGGTCAGCTCTTCGATTGCAGTATTTTTAATATTTGTTGTTTCGTTAACGGCGCTCTCTTTGACCTGTTTCGTTTGCTCTAATACATCTTTAGCTAAAGGTAACACTCTCGCAGGGTCCTCCGTCAGCACAAGCCCATCACCAGCATCATTGATTCTAAAACTCATTCCAGCCTTTACCGGAAAAGTATTATTAAAATTACTTACATCAATACCAGCAGATAATGTTCTATTCAATTTTTCATTTAATTGCTGACATATAAAAGTTAGATCGTCAAAAGACAATTCAATATTCTCTGCAAAAAACGGACCTTGATTAACCAGGTTCATTAGCTGATACAATGGCAGCTCACGATAAATAGTTATTTTATGACCATCAGGCAGCGGATAGCCATTAGCTGGATAAGTAACTGTTTTAGCTCCAAGATCAACAGAAAAATTCTCCGTTTCTACGGCAACGCTATCATCACCTGTAATATATACTTTTATATATTCAGGATGATCCGTCATCTGAAATGTTATTGGGAATTTCGTTGTCGCTCCATTACCAACATAAATATCTTTAACTATCGTATTCTGTACAGTCATATGCTCACCCCCTATATTCTTGCTGAGGCCGGAGCATCTTTAACTACAGTAGCATTTAACATACTGGCTATAGTTGATGCTATCTTTAACTTCTCGTCCAAAGATACAGCCTTCTTCTGCTCCTCCAACAGTAAATTTATTTGGTCTTGTATGATAGCCTCTTTATCCATAATTTCACTCCTGTTCTATAACTGGAAGTACGCCTTGGTTCTTCAATAAGTGATAAATAAATAAGCGTCCTTTCTGCGTCCAATAAGTATGAAATCTATTTTCACCGTCAGCAGTAGGAAAAGTCTTACTTTGGGTATATCCGTCACATTGATATTTTTCATACAGAAACCATATACCGCCTTGTTTATACTGAACACCTAATTCATGAAGCAGGCTATTCATTTTCTTTGCGCTCATACCATAGTCTTTTGCAATCTGCGTTACCGACATCAGAGTGTTGTTTTGCAGAATCAAATCATAATAGCTTGCTTTAGGCTGCATTTCATTTATGATCTGCTTTTGCTGCGTATTTTCAATTTGTAGAGCCTGAGCTTTTTCTGCTATTTCAGCGGCCATTCTAAGAGCTGCCGGCAAATCTTTTGGAATTACTTCCTGCTCTTTTAACAATTCTTCCATTTTATTGAAAGCAGCAATATATTTTAGCTTCCATTGCAACGCATCTTTACCGGTAAACCCCATTGCTAAAAGCGTAAAACCGTCACGGTTCATAAGGTACTCAGGAAATCTTTGCCCGCGATATTCGTGGATACTTTCCTGATAAAATTTAGTGGCGGAATTTTCCGCCACTAAAATATTGCGAATATTTCCCAAAACGTCTTTATGTTGTTTACCAAACTTTTCAGCAACCTGCCGACTAGAAACAACTACCTGCCTATCAATGATTTGCACTAAATTTTCCATAAATCGTCTCTCCTTCCAAATAAAAAAGCGCCTACCGAAGTAAGCGCTTTCTATTAAGTTCTAACTAACTTTATGATACTATTTTAACTCATTTTTATAGTGGTTTTGTCGGATACATTTTTAAATTTTTTTACATCGCCTCTGCTCTCATATCCAATAACCTTACATTACTATTTTAACTCTTGTTAAAGGGCATTTTGTCGGAAACTTTTTAAAATTTTAAATACCCAACAGGAAGGGAGTAGATTTAACCGACACCCTCGGCAGGAATTAAACTAAGCTTTGTATTGATTACATCAAGTGCATCACACGATATTTTTATACCTATGTCTTTTATTGTTGTGGCGAAGCATTGCGATTTTTCAGGCGTGTTACAGTAGTTATAAAGTTTTAATACTTCATGCAAAGCAATCAGCTTGCCTTCTAAATCCTTTATCTTCTTCTGCAGCTCCATATTCATAGGCGCATTAACAAGCATAGGTCTTTGTGGCTCACACGACGATTTTACTGGGAACAATTCAGCAGGTGTAAATTTTCGATTTCTCGCTTCGTATATCTTTCTAACTCCACTTTCGGTAAGTACTATTAAGGCAGCGATTGTAGACTTGATTTTATTCTCTCTGCGGTACTCGAATAAGTCATGTCCACGCAAAAAGTAAAAATCTACATTCTCTGTCATAAACCACGGTCTACGAATATAATTTTGAATCGCCGACGCATCAACATTTAAAATCATAGCTACGTCTAACTTAGTTAACACCGGTACGCCTTTCCAATATTTTACCGTAGGCTTATAAGGTTCTTCAATAAGTGTTTGCTGCAAAGGCTTTTTGCTTAGCTGTGCTTCCATTTCGTGAAAACGGTTGATATAAGATGCGGTAAACGACGATCCTTTGCGACCGGTTTGCTTATGAGCTAAAAACTCACAGCCTTTCTTGGTTATTTGATAGATTTTATAACGTCTGCCAGTACCAGCTTTATAAGATGTTTCTTTGAAAAAATCATCAGAACCCAATTTTGGGTTTTGACCTAAATAGCTAATATAAGTATCAATATCTCTCAATAAATGGTCATGTCTTTTGTTAAGCATTACTGCTACTTCACGGCTGTCTAAAGTTAGTGTTTGCAAATTGTTCATTTTTTAACTCCTTTCAATTTGAAAGAAGTCAGCTTCTATGATACAATATTTCTTAGAAGCTGAAGCTTCTGGTTATAAGACTGGTTTTTGCTTTCGACGGCGGCCAGTCTTATTTATTTTTTAGGCCCTTAATCCCTTTTCGAATTGCCTCTGCGCGTTTTTCTCCAGTTTTTTGGCAATAATTATTTAAAATTTCTATGCTCTCTTGATCTAACCGAACAGTAACACGCTCTTCTTTAGGATTATTAGTAGGGCGACCAATTTTTGCAGCCATTTCTTCACCTCACTTTTGTCTGCCATAATCATATTACATTATTGTCTGCCGAAAGTCAAGAATAAAAATAAAAGTACCCTAATATTTTTAAAGTACGTCTTATCGAATTAATCATATAACAAACTTTCATCAAATTCTTTATCAAAAATTTCTAATTTTTTATACATTTTTATTTTATGTTCTTCTATAAACTTTGTCGTCAAGTATTTTTTTCGTTCACCATCATATAAAAAGTAAAAAAAGAAAAATATCCGTCCTTTTATTCTAATATCTAAGCTCCTATCTATAGCAACTAAATCCCGAAGGATACTATCATATAATTCCTCAACGGATGACATATATATAATTGTCATATATTTTTCAAAAGTATACTCTGCATTTTTAGGAAAACGCAATTTTCCTAATTTATTATAAACATTTTCATATATCACAAACATCATTGCTGGAGTATACGTTGGAGATGTAGCATACATTTTAAAAACTTTATCTGTATAATCTAATAAAGATAAAGTTATTTTATCTTCTATAAACTCTTTTTTCATTTTTGATGATAAAAATTTTGCATATGAAGTAAATCTATTAAATTCCATATAAACGACCTCCTAAAAATTGGCTTTTCAGTTTTCAACACGATTATACCATACAAATTACAATTATGTTATAATTGTGAAAAAGATGAAAGAAGGGTTATTGTGAAAAAAATATTGCTAATGCTATTTATTCTATTCTCTTTTACTAATATCGTTCTAGCTAATGAATCACTGTATTTTACAAATCAAGACGTTAATACAAGTATAAAAATAGCGTTTAAATCACTCAACTACAATATGGATTCTAAAACGACTTATTTTGATAACGAATGGGTCATGCCAATAACATTTTTAGATAATTTACATACAGAGGCATTACTCATGAAAGTAGCTATAAAAAATGCTGAACTTACACCATCTACATCTATCAAAGATAAGATATTATGTGAGCATATCCTTCAACAAACTCAAGAATTAGTTTTAGCAAGAGTAAAAGCTAGAATTTTATCTTATTCATTAGCCAAATTACCAGCACAATATCCGAACGATGGTTTTACAAATAAAATATTAGAAGATACTGCTAATGATATAGCAAGAATAAAATCAAACCTAGAAAAAAGTTTAAAAAGTTTGTGCACCTAAAAAAACCCCCTCAAATTTGAGGGGGTTTTTTATTTTACCGTTCTTTTTTCGGCCGACGTCTAAAGATGTCGCCAACTTCTGGCTCCATACCATTGAACAAGATATCATATCCGTTAAAGAATAATTTGTTTAACTGTGCAGGCACGCCTAATGCTGTTCCAACAAATGTAGCAGTAGGCTCAACCAATTCGTCATAATCTGCTTTGCCCTGGTAAACCTTTTGTACCTTACCGGCAGCACGTTCCATTTGCTCTATCGTGCCTTGTACTGCAGTCATTCTATACCCGTAAGTCTGCATGCCTAAAGCCCTGCTCCAGATAGCATTACCAACCTGTCCAACCGGTCCGGCTAAACTCATAGGGTAAGTAAGCATTTCTTTTGATATCTTTTGATATTCATCCTTATCTTCTTCAAATGGATCTTCGGCCGACAACATCAAGTTTATAAAAGCAAACATTACAAACTTAGCTCCCACAAACGAAGTAAGACGCATTATGTCTTTTTCTTTTAAGAAGATATTATACTCTCTGGCCCACTGATTATATTGTGTATTGAAGAAGCCTTGGAAGGTAGTAAACAGTTTAAGCATAGGTCCGCCACGCAAAAGCGGTGCAACCTCCGTAACTCTGCTGCTGCCAAGTGTACGTCTAATAACCGTATTGGCAAAGTCCACAGCTTCTGCTTCGCCTGCACCAGCCCTTATTTTTTTGCCATACGCCTGCATCCATACTGGAATAGCAGAAAGATTATCAGTAGCGACCAGCAATCTTGTGCCAAATTCAACAGCTTTCTTTTCTATAGGATTCAGGCTTTCCATTTCTTTCATATCCCGCAGGGAAATATCAGGAAGCACAGACCTTTCTTTCATCCAAGGGGATTTGCTGTAAACAAATTCCTTAGCCGATTTATAGCCCTCTGCAAGCTGCATATTCATACTGTAATTACTCACAGCGGCAACGACATCACTATATCCAAAACCATCTACAGCATTACCATAAAGCAAGGGATTACCCAAGTTCTGAACGGCAGTTTTAAGATTAAGCATAATAGCAGCATTTACAGTACGAGCCCTAAGCCAGTTAGCAACACTGCCCATCCAGCTTTCACCAACAGAACCGCTGTTAGTACCTTGAGGATTTGCCGCACGTTCAAGATATTCTTTAAAGGCGGAGAAATCGGCCAGTCCTAATTTTTCTTTAATCAGAGTATACATTTCCTGATCGTTCATAATTTTGCGGAAATCGCCCATAACCTCACGGAAGCACAGATCATGTATCGCATCCATAGCAACATTAAACTCTGCTCCACGTTTTAGATTAACAGGATATTTAGCCTTAACACGTTCTTTTAAATGGCCTCGTCTGGTGCTCATTGTTCTAATATTGCGGCCTTGTCTGGGGTCAGTATCAGAAATAACTTCTTGCCCAGCGTGTTTAGAACCAGTATCACCGTCACGCATCAGCGGGAAATAACCGCCACGCATAACAACAGTCTTGCCGTCTGATAACGTCAGCTCTACAGGCGACGCTTCTACTTTCTTAGGACTAAAACCTGTCCAACGAGTTTCAAGAGCTTCCATTTCAGACCAGTACATCTCTGCAATATCTATCTTAGCCTGTGCATATTTTATATCCGCTTCAGTAAGATTACGCCCTAAGAAGTCAAGCAAATTGATTTTAGTCTGTACTATATCGCCATCTACCCACAAAGCAGAACTTTCAAAACCTACCGGTCTAGTGCTGCACAATACTCTGGCACTGCTCTCGTTGCCTAAATTCATAAGCATTTTTAATAAAACATGCTTATCTACAGAAGTACCTAGCTCGTCATATTTTTCCTGATAATCGGCCGCCTTTTCTGCAGCTTTATCCGGCAGCCATTCCCTGTAAGCCTGCGCTGTTTTTTCCTCATATTCTAAAATTTTTCTTGTTTCATTATCGGCCGCTTCTCTAATAGCTGCGCCAAAATGTTTGCTGAAAAATCCATACTGCCAGTCGTCCATCATTTCAAAAAGATTGTCCGTACTGCGCAAAGATGCTTTTAGCTTCTCCATTACTGTAGGCTGCTGTGCAACGCCAACCTGCGGTTTCCAGATAGTTTTCAGCTTATTAAGTGTTTCCTGTGCTTCAGCTTTAAATTCAGCATAGGTAGCACCTTTCTGTAAAGCATTGATACTCATTTCCTGTTTAGCGATCGCTTTGATATTTTTAAGCGCATTTACTACATCTTCAAGCTGGCTTGCCGTCATACGTTCACGAGGATTTGTAATGCTAACATCCTCATCCATTATCCAATCGGCAACTGCAACATTGTCATAAAGATCATCCATATCATTCAGATAGTCTGATAAAGTTTCTGTCTTTTCAAAATCAGAATAATCTTTACGCTTATAACCGAACCTTTCCATAATTGCTGCTGCTTGAATAAAGTTTCTTTCATTACCCCACGTTTCCCTTTTAGCTTTAGCCTGCTTCCTGAAATAATTCTGCCACTTAGCATACTGATTACGCAGTCTTACGCTTTCAACTACACAAGCATGATTAAACGCCTGGACGTTTTTATATCGGACCGCAGCAGAATAATCATCATTTTCCAATGCCACAGCAGCTTTAGCCGCAGCGTTTCTTTCGGCAGTAATATACTTTTGGGTATTCAAAGCCTCCTTTAATTTTACTCTATTCTGCAGGTCCATTTGCGCCTGGATTTTAGCTGTTTGCCTGCGTGCAACAGCAAGTTTTCTAAGAGTTTCAGCATCACGCTGACCCTTTAACAAGCCTTGTGCTTTATCCTCAATAAGCTGTGCTTCTGTATTTATCAAAAGACCGCTCTCGTCATTATACATAGCATCACGTGCAGCTTCTTCAGCAAGCCCTCTCTCTTTGTAAATATCAGGGAAGGCGTCTTGCACCATTTCATCAATATGTCTGTTAACCGCACCATTAAAAGATGGTTCTGACATAATCGTTTTAGCCAGCTCGTCACCGGAAGTAAAACCATTAGCTTCAGCTATCATATCAAAAGTTGCCATTTTACTTTCATCAAAATTACCTTCTAAATATCTGTTAGCTACGCCCTTCGCTGTTTTTAAATCAGATGCAATATCAAGTATCTGCTCCGAAGCCATATATAACGGCTGTTTTGCAATCGCTTCTTTGACCTGCGGCTCTACATCTTCACGATATTTTTGAATCCGGTCTTTACGCTCCTGATTGAAATTAACAAGGCTTTCTTTTGTTAATAACTGTACTGCCTTATCGTGAGCTTTAGCAGCAAAATTACGCAGCATTTGCTTGCGTGGTTCTGAAAGTGTATCTAACACAACATCTGGCAAAGCAGAAAAATAACCGTCAATACGCTCCATTTCTGATATTTGCTCTTCACTTGCCAGCATCCTGTCAAAAACCTGCCTTACTTCATCGTTGATTGGAACAGCATTTTTACTGCGCTTATCCGAAAAAACGGCGTTATAAATAGCAAGCAGCCATTTTTTGAACCTGTTAAATACCGGCTGCAGCTCTTTTGAGGGCGCCTTGCCTTCAAGCATATAAGTTTCTGCGGCCTCTGCCCAGCGTTCATGTGCTGCTGTTTTTTCTTCCTGCGACAAGCTATCCCAGTCTTTAGTGACACCGGCATAATCAAGCATAGTCTGACGGTCTTTTTTCATCTGCTCTGTAGCATTAGGGAGAGCCCCTTCACGCATGAGATTCTCAATAAAGTAATGTCCGACAGCTTCATGAATAACAGTGCTCATATCAGCACCTTCAAACAGGCTGATAATTGCTTTGCCTTCTTCATCCCAGGTGATAGCGCCTTTAGTTTTCCCTTCGGCCTGGTAGTATCCCTGCATTTCTTCTCGTCTCTTGCGGAGTGCATTTTCATCTGGTATACTATTATTAAGAAGACTGTCAAGATCGGTTATTCTGCTAGCGGAATCGCTGCTAGGAGAAGGTAGCCACTTGGCAGTCTTTTCTTTATTTATATATGATACTCTACCTTTTTTTAGATTGTGTTCTATAAACCAGTTATAATCTGTACCACTTTCTCCGCCTTTACCGTACGCACTCGTAATTGCATTAACTTTATACCAACTACGCTCTACATCAAGTTCTAAAGGAACAATAATGGTAGATCCTTGCTTGTCCTTTAAATCAAGCACTACAATTTTACGACCAGAATAAGAATCTAATACCATCATTGGGTCAGCCATTGCGCGAGGAATTTGTTTCAACAGCTCCGGTGTCATACCATCAGAATGTCCGTCAAAAATGTGTTTAATCTTACTTCCGTCAATAGTCACAGGCAAAATTTTACCGCCCGCAAGTCCCAATGCAAGAGGTGTCGTCATAACATTATAGGTTTTAGTATCATTTATTTTCCCAGCAGTATATTCATCTACGATACCAGAAAAGTTATTTTCATCCTCAAGCAATTTTTCGTTAGCACTTTTAGTTTGCATATACCGGCCATTAGGAGTGCTGATAACTCGTTTGAAGCTTAAAGGGTTATCTCTGAAATACTGCATAGGGTCATCAGGATTAGCAATCATTGCACGGCTGGTTAAAATAGCCAGGACGTCACCTGTTTCCTTTTGATTTAGTCCCGCTTCGGTCAATTCATTTCTAAAAGTATCAACTGCAGTTCTAAATTCCTCGTCGTTCTCCAACGCTTTTTTATAAGCGCTTTGGAGAGCTTTTTTATTTCTGGCGCGTTCTTCTGTATAACCACCCTGTTCAAAAGCTACGTTATTGCTTACAGCCTGGAAAAAGCCAGGATTTTGAGCCTCTGCCGCACAATACGTACCCATTGGCATTTCAATATCCTCACCACGAACAGCAGCAGCCTGCAGTTCAGAAACCTCTATACCAAAGGTATCTTTTACATCCAGGTTAGGATTTGCCTGCGCATATGTAAAAAGGGTTTCAGCATCTACATAAGCCTTTTCTTCTGTCGTTTGGTTCAGTACTAGTTTGCTGGCGGTAATATCTACGTCCTTACTGTTTTTCATCGTTTCCGCAGTACGTACAGCCTGCTCCTGCATAACTCTATTTGCATTACGGTCTACGGCAATGCTTACCGAACCTCCAAGACCACCAAACACCGCACCAATAGCACCGGAATAAGCGCCTCTTTTAGTGATTTCTCCAAATTCCTGATAAAATTTAAGTATTTGCTCTTGAGTGGAAAGATTCGCATTTTTAGCCCATATTTCAGCAGCAGCATCCGGGTATTCCTGAATCCATTCAGTAATGCCTTCTGTCAATGCAGTTTTAAAAACTTCTTTGGTCTTACCGCCCATAGTTGCGATTTTAGCGGCTCTTGCTCCTGCTCCCATGACTTTGCCCAAGCCCACTTTTTCAAGAGCAGACTGTGCAACAGCGTTTAAAGACGCCGCAGCTCTGGCTCTGTCATTAGATACCCCAGCTTCAGTAAGATCTAAATATTGGCCGCCTGCAATCTGACTGCCCATAAAAGCAGCAGCACTCCAGCCGCCTGTACTGATTGCAACGCCGACCTGTGCCGCTAATTGTGGTGCATTCTGCAGTAAGTCATAATAAAACTGGCCTGCCGCAGTTTCAGCCTTTACTTCTTCCGGCTTAAATATTTCACTGCCACCAATGCGTTTAGCTTCAGTACCAATAGTTTTTAGCTTATCTCCACCGACAGCATACAAAAGCCGTCCTATTGTATCTGCGCTAAAAACCTTGGATTCCGTTGTCAAGTCAACATCTTTTTTATCTGCACCCAAATCAGCAAGCAGTGCAACTGCACCATAACCGCTGCGAGCAACATTCTTAAAACCATTTTTCAGCGCTGTAATACTTTTCCAGTTATTTTCTTGCTCGCCCCAAAATTCTGCAGCTTTAGTACCGGTAATGCTCATAAGCACAGGGTCTTTTAACGCCTCTGCTGTTCTTGGTGCGATCTTCTCATATTTATTCCAGTCATAATCAAAGTTTTTAGGTAAATAATAATCAGGATTACGAGCTGCCATTTGAAGCGATATATTATTTGCATTAGCTCCTTGTAATGCTTTAGTCTTTAAATCGTCTGGTATAAACTTTCCTGCCGCTGCTACATCGTACAATACAGACCTTGCCATATTACCACTCCTCGTTAATTTCTCCTCTTAATGCCGCTAAGTGACGTTGTTTGATAGATTCAATAGCATCACTGAAATTCATTGCCGCCAAACCAGTGCGCTCACTGGCTCCCCAATCACTGAACCACGGAGTACTTTCATTTTGCTGTACTGCGGTTTCATTCTGCTGTGGCATCTCCAGTAAATGCGGAGCTGCATCTACACCATTGCTCAAAGCTATAGCAGCAATCTGCTTATTGAGCTCCTGGATATCCATAGGCCTATTTTCTTCTGTAACTTTTTTCAATGCCGATACTTGATATAAATCATTAGGGTTTATAGCTCCAAAAAATGTTTTTGCACTTCCCAAATCAATATTATTGCCGTTACGTTTTTGATAAATATCTATATAAGGGGAAAGATTAGGTGAAAGGCTACTCTTTAAAGAGCCCCATTCAAGTTGCTTACTGTTGAAGCTTTTATAAATAGCACGATTTTTAAACGCCTCTTTTAGAACTTCGTTCCCTGTCGCAAATCTTGCATCAGGGTCAGTAATATCTTGCAATGCATTATCCAGAAAAGCCTGCAAATCTCCGCGTTCCACTTTATCATCAATAGTTTCATCAATTATAATAGCTAAACGTTTATCAACATCCTTATTTCTTGGATCTTGATTTCTAGCAAAAGCCAATAACCTGCTTCTATCTGCTTCACCCAAGACTGTTGCATTTTGGTTGATTAATGATACTGCTTCGGCTGGTGTTACAGTGCTATTCGTAATTGCATCCTTGATCGATTTATAAATGCCACTATTAGATACCGCAGCGGCAGCTTTTGTCTGAATGCCTATTAAATCATCACCGAATTTTAATAACGTCCGTTCTACATCTGCATCTCCACCAGAAGCACTAAAAACCATATTTCTCATATCCTGCGAATCAATAATACCTGTTTTAAAATTATCCCATAATCTTTGTTCTATATTTTTTATGATCATATTTTGCTGATTAGTTTTAATGGCATCATTAATATTTTTCTGTTGCACATAATTGTTCCAGGCCTTCTGCCTATCTTCCAACGTAGGCGCATCGCTTATCGGATGAGCAAAACCTAAAACTTTATAATGATCTAAATCCAAAGCAGCAACTCCATGCGTACCGCTTTGAATTACTTTTCCTGTAGAAGCATCATAAACCCCTACATGATCGCTGTCGTCATTATCTTCCCAATCCCAATAAACAATATCACCATTTCGAAGCTGATTCCGTTGGGTAAAAAATACTCCATTGTCCTTTGCATCTTCCATATTGGTTGGCGCCCACGTATTTCCTTCTTTAGCTCCAGCAGATCTCAACCATCTATTGATACTAATAGTGCAAGTATTCTCACCATAATTATTACCTATATCTGCACTAGCTGCTTTTACAATCGCCTTACCATCAACCTCTGTTTTAAAATTATCGCCAAAGATATAATCACGTGCAGCGCCTTCATCCTCACCAAAAGTAGCATAAAGGTTCTGTCCCATGTTAAACAGCCGTTCTTCTTGTTTGCGAGCATAAACATTTTTAGCATAGGCACTTGTTACGCCCGGATCCATATAAGGACCATATTTTTCAACATAAGCTTCGGCCGTATTTATATCGCCATTAGCATAACTTCTGTCTATCAACGCCTGACCTAATACTCCAGTCCATTTTCTATACTCTAAATCAAGCCTTTCTCTTCCATATGTTCCATATCTGGAATTTATGGCGTAATCAATTTCTTTTTGTACATCGGCTATAACTGCAGGGTCATTAGGAGATAAAACAGCCTTTTGAACAGAACTATTTATAGAATTAGCAAAAGTAGTATTCTGCCAGGCTTCAAACTGCTGCGCTCTGTATTGCCCCAAAACTCTGCGATTAGCATTATCAGTTTGCTGGGTGCTGTAATCAAATAACATAGCACCTTTGCCGTACTTTACGCTTTGAGGACTTTGAGCCATAAGCTCGCTGCGTATCTTTCTTTCACCAGCTTCATACTCACCGACAATGTCAAGAGCGCCTTTTTCTTTTTTCTGCATCAACTGCATTCTTAGATCGTTAGTACGTTTTACATACTCATTATTAGCCTGCAGAACGTCGGTTCTTATGATCTGCTCTCTTACATGCTCAACACCGGCCTGAATAATTCTACCGGTCTGGGATGATTCTCTTGCAACAGCCTGCTGACCGCTGTTATCATAGCGGACATTAGATACTTTACTTGCCGGCGCTCCTAACTGCGCACCTACTTGGAAAATGTCGATTGCCATATTCTAGCCTCCTTTTGGGTATAGAAAAAGCGCTTTAACAAATTGTTAAGCGCTTAAAGGTGTGTTATAATGTTGTCTGAGATAGTTTAACTATGTTGGCTTATCAGTCCGTAACTGATTGGTGGTGATCCTATGAGCATATATCAAGCATTATCCCTAATGATAGCGTTTGGTATTCTCGTGGCTACCATTATTCTTGCCGTAAAATAGCAAGAAAATAAGCCCAACGTAAGGTCGCGGGCTCGTTTTCAATCACATTCTTGTTACGAGATGAGCTAACGCTACCACACGTTAAACTATCTCTTTTCACATTTTACAATTATGAGGGAGAGCCAGCGTGCGACCACTGACTATCTCTTTTCGTTTATTATATAATACATTTCGTACTAATGCAACACTCTCTTACCACTCTCTTGGTACTCTTTTCTTAAATCCAGTTATAACCTGTGCTTGTACCATAAGTAGTTTTCCACTTACTAGAATCATAACCGCCTAAAGATATATTACCACTATTACCCCATCCATACCCGTCACTTCCTTTTCCATACGAGGAAGCACCTTGCTTTCCTGCGCTCTTAGGACTGTATAAACTACCTGCAAGAGATAACCCACTCATAAGCATATTATTCATAAGTGCACGCTTACCGGCTTTACGGTAATTGCGTGCATTTTGATTATAGATATCACGTTGATTAACAAGGTCAGTAGACTGCTGAAAAATATTCTCAACGCCTTGCCTTGAATTATAGCGTTCAATAGCAAGCTCTGTTTCCATATTATACGCACTGTCAGCTAAAGCGTTTGCCGCACTGCCTGAAGCTGTTATACCGGAAGCGCCTATATTAGCCCTCTGCTGGCTTAACATAGCGTTCATACGCCGGCGTTTGTTTTCTTCGTTGATAGTATTTGACTTAGACTGTTCTTCAGCCTGTGCCTGCAGTTTATCTGCGTTCTGATTCGCTATCTGAGCATTTACCTCTGCCTGTTGAGCGGCAGCGTTATATTGCTGCTGCTGCGCTCTGCCCGAAATAAAGCCACCCAAAAGAGTGGCGCCTATTGCTGCCGCTACGCCCATTATTCATCATCCTTTCTAAACTCAAAAAAGTGATGCGGCAGATTATAAACTCCATGCGGCGCTGGTTCATGTATTTCTGCGCCAAGCCATTTAAGCCAACGCATTATATTATCATTTCCAACATTGACCCAGTTATATAACCTGTCGTATCTCTTTAAAAGCCCTCTTACAGCCTTTTTAGTCTGCCTTCCGACAAATACCTTATGGTTCTCCGTTTCCTTCGTCATAAGCAGCCATACGCGACCCTCGTCGCTCATTATCGAAGCTTTTCTCACTCCATATACAGCAGCGGGTACGCCGTTGATATGCAGGCAGCCGATTTCATCACTGTGCTTCAATCCATCTAAAATATCATTAAGAGCGTTAGGGCCAATAGCAGAAAATAGTTCACTGTAATTATCTAGTTTAAGATTAGCCGCTATATACTCAGCGTCTGCCCTTGTGGGCTTTACAAATTCATACTTTACCATAATACACCTTACCCTTCTATTTCCGGAATCAAAGATAATACAGTCATCGGCAGCGGGTCAGGCTGTTTAATTATTATCTGCTGAGTTTCATCATAAGTGGCAGACTTGATCGTTACTTTAAATTTACCTGTTTGCAAACTAATCGGTTCCCCATAGGCTTCATTACTGCGCCATTTAAATTCATCTAATTCATTCTCCTTCATTCCAAACAATCCACCACGGCTATCTTTAAGTAATAATGTAACTGTAGCAATTCGTTTCTTCCGACTTAAATATGTGCCATCTTGAGCTGTAAAATCTATAGGCAGTGTTTTTATTTCCGCATCTATAGGCAGCCCTACATGGACCTTCTTGTATTTATTTCCAAGAAGAACCTTACCGTTTTCTACAGTTTGCTGAGGAAGTACGTTTCCATCAGCTAATATAGCCACAGTATACCCTTCTAAATGCTCAAGACCTGATATTTCATCGGTCGGCTCTCCTTCATAGGTTATACCACTGTCTACGAAAAACTGATCCTCTACATTAGTACTTTTATCACGGCTTTCCATTATTTCCACATAATACTGCCCGCCACGCTCAATTACTGCATATAACTTATCTTCTGTTGCTCCTCCAATATTACATACACTAACAAACTTCCCGCCTGCCGTGGTATGCTGGTGCCATGCGTAGATATCCTGTTCCTTGATGTATGTAAGCCCTAACAGCAAACCATCATCACGCACACACCAAACAATACTGTTAGGTATCTGCTGATAGGTCATAGATATTATTTTATGCCCTTCAAACAAGTGCGAAGCTAATAAATTTAAATCATCACCGGTATATTTATCAACATCATAGCTGTAAGCAAGGTCACGTATGATATTGCCCTGGTGCTGCACATAAATAATCCTGCTGCCGATAGTGACAGGATTAACATCTGACACACCCCTATATTCCTGCGGTTGACTTAAAACATTACTTCCTGTAATGGCTTTGCCTCCGCCGCTTACTTTAAATTCTCCACCGGCTGTTAACAGCAACATTTCACCAAAAGCTATAATTGCCTTAATGCCATTCATTTGTCCACCGTTTAAAGTAGCCGTAATTCCATCATCATCGGCAGACGGTATGCTTGTTCCAAAGTTATAATAGTCTCCTGTTTTGCTTGTCCAGAATGTCTGCGGAAATCCTTTACTTCCCGCAAAGACTAACCTGTCTTCATAAAAACCTGTTGCAGAAGGATACCCTTTTTCACCATTCCAAGCAGCAAAAGCAAAATCGCGGGTTTCATCTGTAGAAGCCAACTGTTTTTTTACAGTCCCTTTCACTACTGTAGGACTGACATATTCAGTGATCAATACATGGCCCGTATAATCTCCGCCGATGCTTTGAATGGTTATATAGCCTCTCTGCTTCTCATTTTCACCGCTCCAAACGCCTGTATTAAATTCAGTAGAAGTAACTCTGTAACTAGCAATACTTTCAGACGTGTTCTCCTCAGTCAAGCTATAATTCTGGCTTCTGTTCCCACTCTGTGTTCTTACATTTACCCATTGCAAAGAAACAGGATCATATTTTTCCAAACTAAAATTACCATCCCAAAAACCAAAACTTTCTACATAGACATTGGATTTCGGTAATACGCTAACCTGCAGATCTCCACCTGTACTAATTGGTGTCCCTTTTTTGTAATCTGTTTCTAAAAAGTGAGTTAGAGAAAAAAGGCTCCCTTCATCACCCTTGGAAAAAATAGCCGAAGAAGCAGTCAGGGTTATATCACCATACACCTCCGAAGCTTTTACTGTTGCATTATTACCAATAGATAAAGTGTATGAAAGCCTAATCCAACCATCATTACCACTCATACCACTAACATTACCATAGCCACCATTGCCACCAAGAGCACCGGATCCATAACTTGTGCCATTACCACCATCATCAGCAGCAGTTGCACCTTTTCCACCACCGCCACCCAATGCATTGATTCCTAAAGCACTGGAAGTCCCACCACTATTACCATTATCAGCACTACCAGCAATTCCAGTTTGTTTTCCTTGTCCACCTGTACCTCCTGCACCAACTATTAAAGAAATTGGTTCAGAAGGTATTTCTAATATTTCTTTTGTTATAAAAGCACCTCTTCCACCTGTTCCACCACTAAATTTGGTTGAAAGATGTTCAGTTTTTCTTTCTATGCCACCTCCACCGCCGCCACCGCCTCCAGCCATTTCAATATTTATTGACAACGCCGAAGACGGTATTGTTATATTATATGCACCTGGTTTTCTCCATTCTAATACTTTAGTAATGATGCTATTATTATTATACCTAGTTTCATCAAACGGTCCGCCTGTAATATCCATTGCCTCAAAGCGCCAGTCTAAATTGCCATATCTTGTAAGTGTCATTGGTGCATGTGCAGGATGAACAATGAAAAGTACGTCAGCACTCTGTGTATATTTTATTTTTGCAGCATCTTCTAAATCTTTATCAGCAAAAAAGTTTTCTATGCTATATGGTGAGCCATCTTCTTTAACAACAATACCACCATCTGTATAAAACTGGCATCTGCCAGCAGTAATTTCAACAATATAATTTTGATCTGTGCTGTACATAAATGGTATTAGCACAGCCTTTTTATTATTATAAGTCTGCGCTATGAACTTAAAGCCTGGTCTATTAGCAGCGCCACCATAACGCAGAACGAAAAAATTTCTTAAAACAGCAGCCCCGCTGTCATATTTAGCAATATCAGTACGTCCATACATAGACGGTGACAATTCACCGCCCGCAAAACTTGATTTTAATTGATAGAGTGCCATAATTATGCCCCCGTAAATCTTGCTGCCGCTAATCTGTCAATGTGCGGATCCAGCAAATGTTCTTCATCAGCGTCAGTAGAGCTGGCTTCTGCAAAATAAGCGTTATAAGCCTGGATACACATCTGCGTTAAATCCAATTTGCCAGTCAACGCATAAGCAATTTCTGCAGCGAGCTTCCACCCAAATGCCTCTACAAATTGAGCATCATATAAATCTGCGTCGGTAACATCTACAGTGTATTCAATCCAGGCATTGCCGATATTAGTATAAATAGCTTTCCCCTGCTTATCAGAAACAATTTTGTACTGATTGTCTCTAGGAAGTCCGCAGAACTGCTCATTGTACATCATTCTCAAGCACACTGCATCAGCAGGATACCGATATGCATATTTCCAGTTAGGCGGAACATCGGCAAGCGCGGCAAGCTGCACGCTTCTTGTTGCAAATGTCCACGGGAATTTTCTCAAAACCGCCTGCCTGACATAATCATAGCAACGCCGGCACACTCGTGCTGGTTCGCTTGCTTCGTCAAGCCGCTCTATTGTAGCTACGCCTATATGATTAAGAGCAATATTACAAATCTCAACTTTATCCATACTTTCACCACCTGTTATAGAGAAAGCCGGAGGCATATGCCCCCGGCTATTCTTATTCTTGAGCCAGTGCCACTAATTCACTAATAATAGTTTCCCTGGATTTCTGACTTGTTTTGATTCCCTGTTCTTTGGCCAATTCTTTTAAATCATTAAAGTTCATTGCTTCATATTGCAGATAACGCGGATCGTCATTACCGGAAGATACTGCTGCTGGTCTATTAAGTTTCACAAAATGTTCAGGAACCTTAATATTATCTGCAAGCGTTACAATATCATCACGCCTATACATACGACCCAAAGTAAAACAATTACGCTTTACTTTGTAAGTAGCCATTATAAAGTTACCTGGATGCCGTCAGTCATATAAGCAAAGACCTTGCCGCCCACAGCCTCACTAGCGGTGTAAACCAATCTAATATAACGATTACCATATTTGATTGGAGAAAAGAATTGTGCCACAGTACAAGCCCTTGTTTGAATCAGAGAATCAGGTACACTTACCTCAACCTCATCAGCAGGACTATCAAACCCCTCAGTTGCAGCAGATTGTACTTTAACCTTAGTAATCTTGCCGGAAGTCATTGGTGTGGTCAGTTTTACGTCAAAGTACAGCGGATGCATAAACCCGCCTGTACTTCCTAAATCAATAACATTGCTGTTTGCGCTTGCGCCGGTAACGGCCTGATTCTCAGACAGCAATAATTGAGCATCAATACGTGCCATTTTATATTCCTCCTTTTTAAACAAGCTGAGATTCAGTATTCAGAATAGCTGCGCAACGCTGGAACGGAACGCCCCAGAAATTAACAACAGGTTTTCCTTCAACTGTATCAATAGACAGCATAGTATTTTTGTCATTACGTGCAGCCTTAGCCATAAAAGCCTCAAACTGCTTATTGCAGAAGATCTGCAAATTGACATTATCAGGATTTTCAATCTGATAATAACCCTCGATCAATTTGTCGAAGATTGTAGTAGTAGCAGGATCTTTTAAATCAACATTGGCCAAACGCACAACATAACGAGGATCTTTAACCGCAAGGCCCATGGACCAATTATATTTATTGGTATGAGCAAAGAATACCTCGCCTTTATCATTTGTTACTTTTTGTTTACCCAAATATTCATGCGTAAAACCTGCTGTATCGCCTTCTGGAAACAAGCCGTATACCTGCTGCTCTCCAAAGCCTACAAACCATACAGAAGTCAGATTATCACCTGTGCCGCCGCAATCAATGATTTGGTCTGCCCAAATATCTTCCTGATTGGTCTTACTGTAAAAATAAGCGCCTAAACCAGTGAATCCTGCAGGGTTGATCTTCTCATCGCCATAGAAAAGCGTAGTCGCCATTTCTTGGTTCATTGCTTCAAGAAAGGCAGCATTCTCGCTCATCATCCAAGAAGCCTGCATATTATTCTTTCGTGCAAGTTTTTCGTCGATTTCAGCCAGCGCTTCCATCTCGCCGCAAGTAAAAGATACTTGCTTAGTTTTAGACTTGCTCGGCTTAGTCCCACGGTTAATCATTCTCCACGCTACTTCCGGCAGAGAATAACGCAATGTAGCTTCCTCATAGTCATTAGAGTTACACATTTTGAACGGCATAATTTTTAAAATCTTATTTGTTTTGCTTTGCAGTTCAATAATTCTTTGATACTTTTTGTCGAACCCTTGACGAGACGCAAAGTCTTGAAGGGTTGCGAAACCTGTCAAATCTGGCATTATTTACCACTCCTTAATATTTTTATTTGAACCCGCCGCCGGGGAAAAACAACTCGGCGTCGCCCAGTTCCTTAGATTTAGGTGCTTGCCCATCAGGCGGTTGGTCTTCCATAAGCAAGCCTCCAATGTTTTGCAGCATTTTTTGTATTGCCGGATGATTGGCTACACCTGTATTTACAAGTACCTGCATAGCCTCACCACCGCCAAAAGTATTAACAGCTAATTTAGCAGCAGCAATATTCTCACGAGAAATAAGCCCCTGCTTTTGGCATTCAGCAGTCCAACCGTCTACAATTTCCTCCTGCTTATGCATAACGTCTAAAACTACTTTGCTATGCAAATCAATCAGCTTAGTAGCCTGCTCCTGAGTAAGCTTTGCGTCTTTAGCAATCGCTGTAAAATCAGCTTCCAGTTCAGGCGAAAGTTCCAGCCCTTCCTGTAGGTTGAACTCATATTTGTCAGGAACAACAGGCTCTTGCACAGGATCATCAAATACATTTTTAGGTGTAGTTACAGGATCACCGTCACCTGCAGGCATTGGCTCTCCACTCGGCTCACCTTCAGGAGCAGGTTCCGTTACAAACGGGTCACCGGAAGGAGCAGGTTCACCGCCTCCACCAGCACCATCTGCTTCAAAAAACATTTGTGTAAACTTATTCATGTCTTACCTCCGCTATGTCGTTATCTACTTTAAAAAGGTCATCGTCCTCTAAATCAGGAGGGTGTCTAGCACTCTCTGCTTCATTACGCATCAGCATCTCTAAAGAATGGCCATCATTCAGCATCCGGATATTCTTTAACAAATCAACGCCTACAGCACGTTTACCTGATAAGAAAGCATTGAAGTATGGCTCAGCTGAAAAAACCGCTGTTTCGACCTCTGTGCTTTCCAAAATTGCATAAATAAAACGCCGTCCGTTCTCGGTCCGCATAATAACGTCCAAGTCGTCCAGCGCTTGTTGTGCAAGCATATTCATTTTTTTGTTTTTCATTAAATCCCGCCTCCCAGAAGTTGATCTAATGCATTGCCACCATTAGCAGGGGTTTCACTCATCAACCTAGCCGCATCAGCATAATCCCTAACAGCAGGCGCAGCAGCAGCCATCTGTTCAGCTTGCATTTGTTCCTGCTGTGCCTGAGCACGTTGTTTGCGAAGTTCAGCTACTTCGTTTTCATCACGCACTATCTTTTCTTTGACACCGGTAGATTCTGCGAAACCTCGTACAGCTGCATCAAGATTGATGATATCAAGCACTTCAGGCTGAGCAGCAGCAAGATTACCAACAAATCCAACCGTACGCTCAATAGCAGGTATTTCAACCATTTTCTGGGCTTGAGCCAAGATAGAAATGAAGGATACTTTTAATTCGCTTTTGTCAATTTCCTCCGGCATAGGCGGAAACAACCCATGTCTCAAACAAATATCAAAAGTGCGAAGCGTCATAGGTTCTAAAACCTCATTGTGCATTTGCTCAAGTACCGGGGACAACATCAGGAGCTTTTCTTCATGTCGCTCTGCAATCTCACGCGCAGTCATTTGAGGTCCATCCTGAGAGGTAATCATCATAAACAAATCATTATAGAACGTTTCAGATATCGACTGCCGTTTCTCCTGGGACAATGCTCCTATACCTTCATAAGCCTTTGCTCTTGGATCTACAAGTGGATAAGCCTGCTGTACAGTTCCATCAGGATAAAAATTTAGTCCTCCTGGCATTCTGTCAAGCTTCTTCATTGAAGCAGGAAATGCCATCGCCGGATCTGCAGCATTATCAATAGCCCTAAGTTTATTCTTTTCAATCTTCTGTAACTGCATACAGTCACCTAAAGCATTATGTCCTGGACCTGCTCCATATACACTATTGGCAATCAAAGTCCAGCGCGGCATAAGGAATGGGCATTCTCTAAAACCGGATATCTTTAAAAACTTATCGTTTGCACCTTTTTCATAGTGATATGAGCGCCACGGGAAATTACCTAAAGCCAATTTATTAGGATCATAATCATCATTGCGCTCTATCAGCATTTCAACGTCAAAGTATGTCGTTATATTTCCTTCTTTATAGGCCGACTTCACGCTTTCCGATACATTATCTATCCCATATTCTTTTACAATTTGCTCAGCACTCAATCTAAAACGCCTTGCAAATACATAAACCCTGCCTCTTGCATCTACACCGCCTGCATATTCCCCGCAGGTATAAGGCCGCATCCATATGCCGTAGTTATAATCTTCCAACATCAAAGAGGCGCCTGTGCCGAACTGGGCCATCTCTGCCTCAATCTGCTGCAGCATATTATAAGCATTGCTCTTAGAATAAATGCTGCTCATAATCTCCTGGCAATCATCTAACCACATCCTTACAGCGTGGTAATTAGCTTTTTCTTCATCTTGCAGACCAAGTTCAAACCAAGGCCTTGACGGCGATGTCAACCCGCTGTGGATACCAGCTGCACATTTACCAACTGCTTTTTGGGGATGTGGGTCTATAAGGTATTCGTCACGTCTATGCCCTTCTGTGCTTTGGATATCTTCCTCAAACCTGCCCCTTGTCGGATTTATATACCGGCTAAGCATCCTCCACGTTGGCTCATATTGGCTGCGCAATGTATAAAGCTGGGAGATAGTATGTTGTTTTCGTGTTAATTTATCGCTGTCACGCAGCATATCTTTGATATCCATAATCATTCTCCCAACAACATTTTCTTGACACTATCAGAGGTAAGCTGCCCACCAGTCTTATTGGTATAGCTTCTGCCACGAGCTTTAGAGAGTTTTTGAAGCAGGCTTTGTCTCTCTCCCTCTGTCGCACTATCAATAGTGGCCGCTGCTGTACTGCCAGGTGCGCTTTGTTTTATAGGCTCAACACTGCCACCTCCACCGCCGCCACCATGTAACTGCATCATAATCTTATGCATAGTCTCACCTCCCTTCACATACCAGCAAACGGATCATAAACCCTTTGTCTATTATCAAATTGTGCTTCTGTTATCGCCTGTTCTCTGCTTACAACAGATTGAGCAAAAGTTAAAGCTAGTGCGTCTGCTCTATTAGGAGAGGGAACACCTCGCTTTTTCATAGCTTCTTTACTTTCAAGTTGTATTAATCCGCTAGTATTAGGTACTGTTTCAGGACCCATTAAATCATCCGCTAAAGTCTGGTCATCTTCTGGTATAACCCCGCCTTCTTTCAACCAATCTTTCATATTAGCCCACATCTCAGCACGTTTATTTTTGCAGTCTTGCCTGTTTGACTTCCCACCAAAAGCAATCAGTGTCCACGATCTGCCCCATGCGTCACCAGCGCTCTTGATTCCTGTACCATAGCCTAGATCAATAAACACCGCATCAGCCTTGTATTCGTCCTCGAATCTGGCTAATATGCCTGCTATTTCAATGTCGTTATCGTTCTTAGTAGTCACAAACAGCTTTTTCGTGAATAGCCCTTGCCTAAGATAAATAACTGTTTCGTCTCCTCCTGTCCATGCAGGATCACAGGCTATAATCACAGGAGCAAATCTAAATTGCTTTTCTTGTAACGTCCTACGTCTTGCTTCATCAACTAAGGCGGTACTAATAAATTGTTTCTCACTAGCCGAAGGGAATTCGCCCTTCACGCGAATTTTAAAGAAGTCACTATCCTCGCCGTATTGCACCCGCCAACCCTCAAGTTCGGCCTTGTTACTTATCTTAACAGTTCGGCTATCAATTTGTTTACGGTTCCATAAACTTCTGTTTTTATGAAAGCAAGCATGAAAACGTCCACTACTCTGAGTAGGATTTCCAAACACACACCAAATGATTTCGGTATCAGCATCTGTCATTGCACCTTCAGCTACTTCCCAAATGATATCCGATATCTCAGAAGCTTCATCGAATATAACCAGAGTTCGCTTGCCTTGGTTATGTAAACCCGCAAACGCTGCAGGGTTACTATCATTCCATGGTATTGCATCTATACGCCATGTCTTTTCATGACCTTCTTGGTTAGAATAAATGCTTGTTGCTGAATAAGTGAATAAATCTCTTGCTACAAACAAGTAATACCATTTAGCTAACTCTGCCCAGGTTTTTGTTTTGAGTTGTGTATCTGTATTCGCTGTAACAACGCCCTTTGTATCTTCATGTGTCGATATAGCCCACAGAATAATCCATGCCACCATAGCAGACTTACCAATGCCATGTCCGGATGCAACGGCTTCACGGATAACCTGATCTGGCGTTTTTAATCCTTCTTTGATATCGTTCAGCAGTTCTATCTGCCATTCATCAGGTCCTTCTTTGTCTTCAAGTTGAGTATTCGGTTCTCCCCACGGGAATGCAAGCCGTACGAACTCCAAAGGATCTTTACTGACACTTCCAAGAAAGTCTGTTAATGCCTTTATATCCTTCTCTGATAAAGCAACTCTAGGCATCGCTATCACCCTTCTTACGACGGCTAGCAATTAAACCAGCAATATCGCCTTCAAGATTTACATCTAGTTGTTCTTTAAACAGCATATAGCGCTTACCCAATAGTTCTGCTGCCTTAGTCCTATCACTTAGTCCAGCATCTAATCCAAACTGATCCTTTTCTTCTCCACGCATTACTCTTGTTAAATATTCAAGAACATCTTCAGCTGTAGCAATCTTATCACTATCAACTGCTGCCATTCGTGCATCTAAATATTGCTTCACCTTGTTATTCCTTAGCAGTTTACTAGCACTGGCCGCCGCTGAATTATCAGTCTTACACGTTGGATACGCTTTTTTGTATGCTTCAGTTTGATTACCGGTTTCTATAAAGTAATCAACAAAATTCTTCTGTGCTTGACTAATTTCATCCACTGTTATCACCTGCCTTTAACACATTCACCAAATAATACAGGATATCTATTTCTCTAAACGACCTTGCTACTTCTACTCTAACATTGGCACCTTTATTTCTCTTTCGTTCAGCTTTATCAGGATATTTCTCTTTATATTCATCCCAGGGCATTAGATGATCTAGTTTATACATAGTACAGACTTTAGAAAGTTTCTCGCTGTATACCTGTTCTCTTGAATATAGATAAATCATTCCTTTTAGCTCTAATGCCTTTGCTATCTTCTTTATCTTGCCGGTCAGATTTATCCTCATATCTCCTCACCACCTTTGTAAATAAAAAGCACCTAACCGAAGTTAAGTGCCTTTGTATTAAGTTTTATGCTAAATTTTGATGTATATTACCGTGTTTTATCGGTTTTTTAGTGCTGAATTATTTATATAGATTAAATTGGCGGAAGGTACAAGACTTGAACTTGTAAGCCGATTGCTCGACTGACGCCTTAGCAGGGCGCTGCGCTACCAATTACGCCAACCTTCCGTATGGCGGAGCAGGTAGGATTCGAACCCACACAGCGTATCCCTACGCCCTATCAGTTTTCAAGACTGCTCTCTTAGCCGTTTGAGTACTGCTCCATTATTGCCGCTGTATTACCCCAACGGCAGGGCAGTGTCCAAGCGCTAAGCTTGAACGTTTCACCTTTGCAAGCATCCCGTTACTGGGTTTCCTTGCGACATTTTATACACTATCAGTGCGACTGCTGCAAGCCGCGTTTGAGTACCATTGAAGATTACATTACTCTCAAACCCAAGCTTGTTGTAAGCCTACTTACTTATAATACTATTTTAACTCATCAGAACAGGTAATTTGTCGGATACATTTTTAATTCTCAATAAATTTTTTTCGAGTGCTAAAACGACAGCATCGTTTAAAAACTCTTCGCGAAGCTCGTAGTAAGTATCTCTATTCATACCTTTTAGTCCAGCAATTACTCCTGGCGACTTATTATATTCATAACGCTGGAACATAGCATCTCCTGCTGCTTGTTTCTTATGAACCTTATATGTCTCAGCTATTACTTCAAGCCATGCTTCAGGATTTATTACTATAGTTTGATAAGGGCCTTGTCCCCACGAAATCATCTTGATCGGTTCAATATTCTTTAGTGCAGATGTTTCTGTTGGATTACTGATAAAAGCATGACCTCCACCCCCAGTATGCCCTTTCTTTGCAGTACGCTGCTCTCTTTCATCATCAACAGCTTTCTGAATATATTTCCTATTCAAAAAATACCACTCTGTATGCTTTCGTAACAGTTCTATTAGCATATCAGTCTCCTTCTAGCTTTTCTTTCTAAAGTTCGATTGATTTATTTTTAAACCCAAACCCCTTAAAACTAATATAAACAAAAACGTTAATATCCAATGTTCATATACAAATTCAAATATCCATTTTATTAGATCAGGATAATTCATGTCTTCACTCCTTAATCATTACATATAGCTTGGCCGTCCATAATAGCCCCGCAATTCCAGCAATATTTCTGTTCAGTAATATCCAACCCGCCGCCAAATACATCTGTTGCGGCATATGCGTTGCAATTAGAACAGTAGTAAGCACCGCCCCCTTCCCAATGCCCGTGCTTACGTTCTTCTACAACTGGCATTGTCCAGCACCCCGCTTTCAAGCCAATGTTTTATACCAGTTTCACATGGCATTTTTTTACAGTTTTCGTCGCCTTGTCTGTAAACACATATTTTATGATTGGTCATTTCAACCATCCTGTGAGCAATCTTATTCCAAATAACGTAAGTGTTATAGCCCCTATAGTGTGAGTAATGACATATAAGCGGCTATGTCTGTCACTGCTGTCAGTCAGAAGTACCAATATAGACCAAAGCGCTGACGCTATAGCCACAATAATAGATGCTGTAACGACACAATTCATTAGTAAATAAATAACATCCATGATATTCATTGTTCTTTACACTCCATTCTTACCCAACGGTATTTGTTCTTAGGCATAAATTCAGAAGGTCTAGCAAAACTGTATTTCTCATTAGGCTTACAGTTACCACAAATAAAACTTCCCATGCATTTGCACTCATGGCACCAGCCTACGTACTTTATTTCAGGTTTTTTCATCTACTCCACCGCCTTAGTCGCAGACATATTTTTTATTAACATACGCTTTGATATCTGCAGGATCAAATGCTCTGTCACATTTTGGGCAGCAGGGCAACATAGCATTATTACCCCGACCCATATTCTTTTCCATTTCTTTAAGTGCTACTCTGTATGGTTTATAGCTGTGGGCTATTTTCCAAAACCGTCTAGCACTTTCCATGTATCTACCCCATTCACGGTTTTGCCGTTCTTCAAAAATTGCGACCATGAGCATTGCTGCAAACGGATCTATAACTGCACCGCATCGGTCGCAAAATATGAGATGACTTTCTTCATCTATGCAAAGTTGTGGTTTGACATAATCAACACCATATTTATTATTTTCATAACATTTGCAGGCCGAAAAAAACTTCTTTTTTGATACCATACCTATAAGACTTCTAATTTTCTCCACTACTCCACCACCTTAAACTTCTCTAAAGTCAATGTCCGGGTAACGATATAGCAGCATCTTCTTTTTCAATAGATATACCGGTGTTTTCATACCCTTTGTATCAACGTAATATATATGCCCGTCAGCTTCCGTCACCTTAAAATCAGCTCGATAAATAATCGGCCTTATCTTTTTACCTGCGACCTCATAAGCAGGCTGTAAAACAAATTTTGGCTGTAGTTCAACCTCTTTTACTGTACCTTCGCGCATCATCCAGTGTAACTGCCAGTAATAGTCAGCTTCTTTTTCGCTGTCGAAACGGATACCGTCTACCTCGGTAACTCTATTGCCATATTTCAGTTTGGATTCTGTCCCTGGTAAATTCGCCGGCGCCGTTACGCTGTCAGAACGAATTTTACTTACAAGGTGTGCCGGCAGTTCATTCCACGTCGTCATTGGTACATCGCCAAGGCATCTTTTAATCCTTCATTCTCTCGCCTTAACCGGGCATTTTGGCCACCGAGCTGGCTATTTTTTCGGCGTAGATGTTTGAGTTCAGTCAGTATCTGCATAAGTACTGGTTTCAATACTGGTACATACTGATCGCCTGGTTCTTTTTCGATTAACGCCATCATAATTTTTATATTTATTGGTTTCATAGTTTACCACCACCGCTTATATTTAAAAGAAAATTTCTTCTTTATCCCCATAACAATCTAGCTATTTCAACTTTGTTTTTTAAATCTTTAACGGCTTTATTTGCATAAGCCAAAGAAAAAGAATGCGATCTTGGTATACTTCCGTCTTTCAATCCTTTATGATATTCAACAGCTTTTTCAAGTCTAGCTGAGAAATACTCTAGGCTTTCGGGCATTGCTAACGTTATTTCTTTTGATTTGGTTTCCCAGTACTCAGCCTTGCTCTTTTGTTCAGCTGCCTTATCTGCAAGTTCTACAGCCTTTTCACACCGTTTCCAGTTCCTTTCAATTAAGGCACGATGACGTTTTTCACTGTGATGCCCAACCTTAATTGGTTCGCCTAAAACAAGAAATTCTTTACCTTCCTCCGCCGCTCTCCACTTATCATTGCTTTTCACTTGATTTTTTAGGGCAGCGTTGTTGTATCTTTCCGCCTTGCGTTCTGCGTAACTTTGCTCATCAGTTCGGACAATAGAATAAAAATATTTATCATCTTTTTGTAACACCAAGTTATAAACTTCGCATTCAACTTCTTTTCCGTATTTCGTCTCAAGCTGAATAATGTCACCTTTTTCATACTCTTCTTCGCATTCCGCCACCCATACATTTGGACAGTATTTCTTAAATTTATTCATATCGTCTTATCGTCCTCTCAATCTCATCAACTGCTTATATTAAAAGGCCGCCCCCTACGGGCTAATCACCTCCGCAGGGGTATACTTCCCTTTATGCTTGTATATAGTTAGTATGCGCGGCCGTTTTAACTAAAATAAATTCTGTTGCGCATCTTCTAGCGCAAATCGCCGTTCTAGTTGCTCGACCGAATAATCAGGTTTAAATTTGTATTCTACCCGGCTGTCCATGTAAAGAAGCTCCTGCCATAGTTCCGGATAATTCTTTCTTAGCGTCCGTAGTTCGCTCAACCTCTGCAGAGGGCAGCACCAACAGGATACACGTCTGAAATGCTCATATAAGCCACCCCAGTCAAAGCCCCTGTCATAACAGTATTGCAATGCCTGTTTCTCGGTTATACCCCAATCAAACAGCGGATGTACTGTATTTTTAGGTATGTTCTTGTGTCGCTTAGGTTCGTCGGCCGCTATGCCGATGTAGGATATATAGTTATTAGCTCCGATCTCCCGCAAGTATTTATTTGTTGGCTCCTGCTTTAGCAGACTTGTACACCAACGCACCCACATACGGGCCCAGCCGTAACCTTTGCAGTGTATGTTTTTACCTTTTACTTTGACGTGTTCAGCGAAATAATAATCAAAAGACTTTTCTGCTCGCAAAACTGTAATAGCTCTGCCAATATGCCGCTCGACTTTTGCAATATGCTTATACATACCTGGAAATTCTTTTCCTGTATCGCAAAAAATGATCTCGTCTACTGCCATTCCTTTTTCCAACATCATTAGCAGCATACAAGTGCTATCTTTGCCACCCGAAAACTGTACGATATGCTTCATTATTTTATCCTTTCAATTAATCCACTTTATTGTCGGATCTCCTTTATAACCTTTCTCCCAAACAAACCAAGCATAAGCCGCTGCACTGCTACCCGTTTCTTCAAACTTTCCGTTTTTAGCACATTTCAGCCTACTACTGGATACATATATTCTTTTCGGGGGGGGCACTCGCAAATAATTTCTTTCTAGCTTTACCCTCTAAAAAAGTCAACTTTAAAAACATCGCTACTTTTCGGCTGTCGTCAATAAGTTCCAGCGCCTTTTCAACAAATTCTTTAGCGTATTTGTAAGGTGGATTTGTGATTATATCCCCTTCAAAATAATCTGTAGACCTATTGAGTTTTAAAAAATCAACCGACTGTTCTGCACCAAACCGGCGATAAACCAAGTCAGTATTTATTACCTCATATCCATGTTTCTCTAACACTTTAGATAAATGCCCTTCACCGCAAGCAGGTTCCCATATTACAGGGGAAAATCGTTCTTCCTGTAGCAATAGCTCCATTGCTTTCGGTTCTGTAGCATAGTAGTCATATTCAGCCCGTTCATGATCTACATGATTGGATGCTCCTAATGTCGTAAATATTGATTGCTTATTTCCACTCCAGTCTTGCATATCAAACTCCTAAAACAAATTTATCGGTATCTCGGCTTCTGCCGCCTTGCTGCCTGAATAACTATCGGCTATATTTACCCAAAGCGTACCGTCGTCAGTCAGTACCCTCTTGACCTCGGCGAATACCTCAACAAGTCGGGCAATGTACTCCTGCATTGTTGGCTCAAGTCCTATCTGCCCGGATACGCCGTAGTCACGTAGGTTAAAGTAAGGCGGCGACGTTACACAGCAGCGGCAAAGTACGTAATACGGTTAGTGCATCGCCGCATATGATTTTATTCATGACCTACCAACCTTTCACGGCCTTCACAATTCTATTAATCCAACTAACAAAATTATTTTTAAAAGCTTTCCTGTAAACAATCTGATCAACTAACCTTCTAATCTCATCGCTTACCTCATCTACTGTCCATACGTGACCCTCACTGTGATGTTTTTTATAAAAATTATAAAGCCTCGGATTTAATTCTCGTAATATATCCATATCCTCAGCATCACCACCATGACGGCAGTCAAAGCCTATCCAATAGACTTTACCTTCTGTCGGCACAGGATAATTACTATCACTGCTTCCATATGTCAGTCCACCATGAACACTAAGATTATCGTCAATATCAGTAATCTCATCATAACTTTTAGCAAAATACGGATGACCTTTCGGTATTTGTACATATCCACACCTATGTCCCATTACCGAAGCTACTACTACGCACCTAAAGCCTTTATATTCAAAATCTTCTTCTACTCTGTAATTCATAATTGTCCACCGCCTATTCGTTGCTTATACTAATATCTTCCAAAAGTCTCAAATTCTTGAAGTTTTTAATTATCTCCCGCGCCTTCACGGCCCGCAGATCGTCGGACCACATCAAGCAGCTCGGGCAAATATGCACCTCAAAATATCGACCTCTGTTTACGTGACTACCCGCCGTTGTATC